CGGTTAGCTACTACTTCCCAACGTTCACGTTCCACACTCTCAGCCAATGGCCAGTGTACATGCACCCCCCTACCAGAATCGACAATCAATGGTTTAGGTAGCCGTAAATCCTTACAGAAACTACGTAACCCATGCAATGCCTCGGCTTGTGACGCATACTTCTTATCGTCGTCTGGATCGACGTCAAGATCAAAGTAAAACGCTTTAACATTTTGTACGGCTTTTTGAGTGCGTGATCCCTTCTCTGCAAACGTACCCATAGCAACATAAGCATCCCAACCCCCAGCGTCATATTCATACGCGGCCTCAATAAGATCGTCTATGGAATTGTAAAAAGTTTGTCTGCGCCCCTCACTACCGTTAAGCAATGCCAGCAGGCAATAATAATTACCCTCGGCAAGCACCTCCAATAAAAACTCTCTTGTGTTCATGAAGCTCCCCCCAATCCAAAAAATACCACGGGGCGAAGGTTATTAAACACCCCGTGGTCAAGTTAGAGCTACTCGTCGTCCCAGTCATCCACAATGGAACTTAGCTCTTGTTTGTCTTTTGGTTTGGGTGTTGCTTTTTTCTTCACAACTTTTTTAGGTGCGGGTTCAGGTGCAGGCTCTTCTTCAAAGATGTCGTCGCCATCATCTGATATGTTAGAATCAAACGGGCTAGCATCTTCTGAAGTAAAACCATCGACAGCACCAAATGGTGAGCCACTGTCTTTAGGTTCTGCGTATTTGGTAACCTGTACAGCAGACAACCGTAGTGATACACCGTGGTCACGCATGTTGTAAGGTACAAACACAATCGCTATGTTAGCTGTGCTACCTGTGGTTAATTTAAAGTCATCGGGTAGTTTATTGTTTTTGGCGTCAAACTGACGTGGTTTCTGCGTAACGTCTTTACCATACGCGCCTTTCAGTTTAGCTTTACCAATGTACATACCGTCGTCGTCTTTCTTAAACGGCATCTCTAACTTCTCAGGCCATTTGTCTTCACGACGTTCTTTGTACGCGGCACTCATGGCTTTGAACAAAGCCTTAGCCTGGTCTGTGTCCATACGAAATGACATCTCGTATGCGGCGCCATCATCAAGAGGGTCACATGGCACAGAGCGGTTCTCTGTGTTGTCAAACCGATAGGTCTGGTTAATACGTGGGTACATTACTTCTACATCATTTATTACGTGTTTCATTGCGCATTCTCCTAAGAATGGTTATTTATAGGCGTAACCCTCGACAGAATCGAAGGGTGACGGGTTTGCACTCTGTTTTTCAACAGAGGTTATTGCGGCACGAGTATCTGGATGGTCGATAAGGTCAGCCACCACAGCCACTTCATGTTCTTCCAACGTACGTATTGGTTTAAACAATACTTTCGGCACGCTACTGTTGTTATCAAAATAAGCTTTGGTCAGTATTGTCGTAGCTGAAGTGTTGTTGCTGTGTAGATGTCTTGCGTATTCTTGCAAGGGCATACCACCACCAACTGTTTTACCAAAAATAGAAGTAGCTGGCAACTGCAACTGATAAACTTCTTCTAAATTATCTTCCACTACTACCGCCAGTCGTTGTAAAAACCGACAGGCTCTACCGTACCCAGACGTTCCACGGATGTTTTGCTTACAATCCATACAACGTCTAGCTTGCACCTGCTCTCCAGGCACTGCGGGGTCGGGTGTCTGTGTGTTACTTGACCAACATGTTGGTGCCACTGTTTTATCGACATCAAACTCGTCAGCAAAGTACGCACGCGATACCTTGGCCGCGTTTACTATAACAAGGTTCACACTATCACCGTGGTAGGAAAACTTACCCCCACGTATGCTAATTCGGCGCACCTAGATGTCCTCATCAAGATCAAACACATCTACCTTGGGGTCATTACCCAACTCATTATTAGCAAACAATCCTTCCTTGACTCGCTCTAAATCAAACCTGTATTCATTACCAGTCTTGATATAAGAGTTTGATGGTATGGTATTGCGTTTTATCCAACGACGTACCGTTTGTACTTCTACATTAAAATATTGTGCGACCTCTTCTGACGTCACAAAGGGACTTTCCATTATTTACTCCTCACGGTTATTACAAATTCAGAATCCGCGTTTAATCCTGGTGGGACTACATCTGGATTCTCCTCCAAGAACTCTTTAACGTGCTTCTGGTTAAGCCTTTTCTCAAAGAACTCAGGTATCTCATGCTCCATAATAAACTTGTGCATGGATCCCCAATCACTTGTCCAGTAGCGGGTTTTCACCGTGCGATAGAACAAACCGTCGGGCGTGCGTACACTCTCGACACCATTGTCCTCACAGTGTTTTAGTAGGGCTTGTTTGATAGTGTCTTGCTGTTCCTTTAAGTCACCATCTTCTTCTTTGAATTTTGCAGATAAATCTGCGCGTTTTGTACGTATTTTGCGATAGACACGCAAAAGTTTACCTAAGTCAACGTCTGACATATTTCCCCCCTTATTCAAGTTGTTTGTAGTACAGTGTAGCTATCTATACATATCTAGTCAAGTATTTCTTTATACAGATCTATCATTTTTGTATGTACGTCTATTCGATTGTCCAATAGACCATACATCCGTTTCTCTACATCCGAGCCTTGTAGCTGTACCACCGTACATTTTTGATCTTGTCCGCTCCTATGCACCCTGGCATTTGCTTGGGCGTATACCTCCAATGATGATGTTGGCCCCCACCATACAACCGAGTTAGCCGCCGTTAGTGTAATACCATGTGCCGCCGCTTGTGGTTGTATCACCAATACTCTAGGGTCATCGCTCTCTTGAAACCGTTTAAATATATTCGTGCGTTGTGTTGCGCTTACATCGCCCCGTATGATTTCTGTTGTTATACCCTCGCCCCGTAGCTTGGCGGTTAATATATCTATAACGTGTTTGAATGGCACAAACACTAAAATTTTCTTACTCGACTCGTCTATAACCTCACGTAGCACTTTGTATCGGTGTTTAATATCAAACTCTAGTGTCTCATGGTTGTCTGTATACACCGCACCTGCGCTAATTTGAAGTAGTTTGTTCATGTTTACTGCGGCATTGACGGCTGTAACTTCCTCACCTGCGGCAACCATAGCCATCTTGGTCTTGAGTTCTTTGTAGTATTTCTTTTGCTGTGGGGTCATCTCAACCTCACGCTTGGTATATACCATGGGCGGTAAGTCTAAACACTCGTCTTTGGTAAATCGTATGGCTGGTTGTAGGGTAGTAAACACCGTGTCGGTAGCGTTCTCCTTGGGTATCCACTTGAAGTTTGTTATCTTGTGCATCACCAGGTCACGAAATGTACTGTAGTATCTTGGCACCGACTTAGGATTGACTAACTTAGCAATACCAAACGCATCAAGTGGACTCTGTGCCGCTGGTGTACCTGTCATCATCCACAGCCAAGTGTCAGGTTTGACTAGCTTGTTCAGTGTTTTCCATCGTTTAGTCTGCGCATTCTTATAGTGTGTGGCCTCGTCAACAATAATACAATCAAACCCACCTTCAGCTATGGCATCCTGCACTATCTCCACACCGTCATAGTTTATAATCACAAACTCAGCGCCATCTTCTATAATCTTACGGCGTTTAGCTTTGGGGCCATACGCTATGTCAACTGTCCTGTGCATCGCAAAGGTAAACAAGTCAGCCCGCCACGCACTGTCCATGATCGACAATGGGCAGATAACTAATACTCTGTTGATCTTGCCCTCGTTCATTAAATAGTCAGCCGCCCATATTGCACTGGCTGTCTTGCCTGTACCCTGCTCGTTAAAACAAAACGACTTACGGTTCATGGTCATAAACGCGGCAGTCTTCTTCTGGTGGTCAAACGGTGGATACTTACCCGTCCATTCGTACCGCCCCTCGATAGGCGAGGGCGCATCTATGTTCATGTTCCGTAACGCCTTTGCCTCATCCAAACCCCAGTTCACTACCACCTGGTGGTCGTCAACTACCGTGCTTTTAGGTATCACCTCAGTCACACGGCCAGGATTGCGTAAGTTTAAGACAAGGGCTTTGTTGTCGTATATTCTCATGTACGCTTCTTCTTGTAGTTACGGCTACGGTTCTTACCACTGTCCTCTACCTTGTAGCCATCTTTGTTAGAGCCACCATTGTGAAGTGACTTGTTGTGTGATAAGTCTTTACCCTTGCGTTTGCTGTAACCATTCTTTCGGTCAAACTCACGTCTGGCACGCTGTCGTTCCATACGTGCTTCGTGAGCTTTACTACCCACGGGTGGGTTCTTTTGTTTCTTTCTATCCTTCGGGTTTTTGTATGGCATCGTTCTTTTCCTTCGGTTGGTGGTACACATCTACATGAGCATCACACTCAGGACATGATAGGTTAGTCACGATACAGTAAAACTCACTCTCCTCATCTATATCGTGGTCGCCACCCCATATTAATTCAGTATTACATACCCAACAATTCATTAGTTTCTCCCGTTGTGAGCGCACTCTAGCACTTCGCACCACGCTCGGCACAAACCACTAGGGTTCGGATTCCATACGTCTTTATCGGACGCTATAACCATCTGACTAAACTTACCGTTCCATTTATCCCATAACGTAGCACTATCGGCACGCTCGTAGCTGTCCTTAATAAACTCACCCGATACAAGGAACAACAACCCACCTCGTACCTTGTCTACCTCTGGAAAATGTTTAAATACTGCAAGAGCCATTAGCTCTAATTGTCCCTTGTCCGCGTAACGCGCTGACTTGCCTGTTTTGTAGTCAATGACCCAAGCCAGCTTGTTGTCACTGTCACGTATAATTAGATCAGCTATACCTCTAAACCATACGTTGTTATCTTTAAACCCACACGGCTCCAGGTTCTCTGTTAGCCCTAGCTCGTACTCGCATAGCTTCTCCCCTGGCTTATTGTTTAACGCATCTAACACGGGGATTACGTAGTCATACTTCTTGGGTACTGGCTTCATATCTCGTATGTATTCTTCGCACGCAAGGTGAACATCGGTACCGTAGCGCATCGCCTCAGTCTCTACCTGTGGATACTCTTTCAATATCTTCATGTGGTAAAACTGTTTGGGGCAAGTCTCAAACGCCTTGAGCTTACTAAATGACCACGGTGTCAAACTCATTCGTAAAATTCTTCCTCGTGTCTATCGTCAGCATCAATCTCGGCTTGGCATATATTACACGTCAACAAGTAGGGAGAACCCCACTCTGACACCAAGTCACCGCAATGCTGGCAGTCGGTATTGTCTGGCTTGCGTCTATTACCCTCTGGATAATATCTCGCATTCCATTTTCGTATTGCCGCGTCAGGCACTACTATCTTATCCATCACTCACACCCCCCGTATGTTTTACCCACACCACTCTCACAATCAAGTGGCATACCTTTACACCATAAGGGTACTTTACGCATACACCCTTCGATATATTTCTGTGCCTTGTCTACCTCATCTTCAGGCACCAAACACACAATACTATCGTGTACTGTCATAACAACACGATACTCTTTGGCTATCCATAACATCTGGTCACCAATGATACAACGCGCTATGGCTTGGCATATGTTCTCTGTGACCTTACCACCATAGATACGGGTTCGGCCTTGTCTAGTGTCGTAACTAAACTCTTGACCTTTCTCACCCTGTTCCCAGTCTAGCCCATCGTAGCGCATTAGCAACCCAGACGGTAGCTGTACTGCGTGGCCTTTACTGTTAATCAGTTTGTTACGGCCAATACTAACATCTTCACCGTTGTTCATACTCACTAACATATTCTGACACTCACGCCAGAATTGTGCTATCCGCCAGTTAGAATCACGGTATACATTAATGATGCGTCTAGCTTCTTCAAGTTCTACCTCAACCCCTGCCTGCCCTTTGAGTTGGTCTTTGAACCGTAACGCACCCATACCATACCCAGCACCGAGTATAGCTGTCTTACCTACAAACCGTTGTTCCTTGGTTACGTCTTGTACTGACACGTTATAGATTGACGAAGCCATTTTCTTGTAAACATCTTCTCCTCTGTCAAACGCATCAACCAAATCATCTTGGTGTGATAGCCACGCCAGCACACGCGCCTCAATCTGTGACGAATCACAGTCAATTAACATATAGCCTTTGGGGGCGCATATACTTTCTTTGAGAGTCTTACCCCCACGGCTCGGTAGGTTCTGCATGTTGATCTTATCATCACCACCCCATCGACCAGTGTGCGCGGCATAGTATTTGATCGGTACGGGTAGTGCGCCACGCTTAGATATATCAATAAACCTCTGCGTACGTGTCTCTTCAAGTGTGGATTTTATACCCAGGCGTGCTTCCGTAAGGGCTTTTACATACGGGTTTTTACTTACGAGCATACGCTGAAACTCTTTGTCAGTCTTGGCAAAGGCGTATGTTTTCTTACCAGTGGTAGGGCTAACTTTCATCGGGGGCTTCATGCCAGCATCCATCAGGGCATCAGCAAACTTATCGTTACTCATCAACGTTTCTTTATCGACATTGACGGTATCCAATAGCTTTTGTTTTTGTGCTAGTGTTAGCCGTAGGTGGGAGTCAAGTGCCTGCGCATTGAGCCGTAACGTAGGTTCAATAAACATACGCAAGGTAGTATCAATTAACTTGAGTTCTTTCTTTGGAAACCCTACACCCATGATACCGAACAGTTCATAGGTTAGTTCTACATCGTTTATACAGTAGTCACCGTATGCGCTTAACTCATCTGGTCGAAAGTCTGCCCTCTTTTTGCCCAGCGCGGATTCCACCTCCGTACCTTTCTCCCCAACCCCATAACGTGTAGCAAGTGCCTTGAGACTTGCACTAGCTTGAACCCCATGTAGAGCACGGGCAATACACACAGTATCGGTATAAATGCGAGGGCGAACATCAAACACCCAGTTGAGAATAGCACCATCGAACATGGTATTGTGAGCAACAAGGCAAGTGTTCTCCCAATTGAACGATTGTAAGTATTCTTTGAGTTCAGATTCTGTCCCACTAGCCCACTCTGTCGGTTCGTCATTGTATTTTACCCCCACTCCTATGACTTCAAATTGATCGTTTCTTATATATTCTTCGGTTGTTAACTTACTCAGCGAAAACTTCTTGTCATAATATGTCTCGAAGTCTATCGTTATCAGGTTCATACTCACCCCTCAATATCTGCTCAACGTAGTGCATATTTTGCTCATTCACAACCTCAGAGATACCTCCGTTTACCAGTATGTGATACAAGTTTTTTTCCTGCAATACCGTTGGTTTGTTGTCCCCAGCCTTACATTCAAGACCAAAGAATTTACCTTCAAAACAACCCACAATATCAGGTACGCCACTACGCCCATACCCACCTGTAGCGGGATAGAAGTAGTAGCAACCCAAGTCATCTAGTTGTTTAGCCACTGTCCTTTTGACTTTCTTCTCTGGCGTCATCGCCATTGCGCGATTCCTCGACCATGCTAATTAGCTTTTCAAGGGCGTCAGCAATCCTTTGAAGTTGCTCTTCAATCATCGTTAGCCCCGTAGCTGTCCATCGAAACTGCTCCGTCACTAAACATACCACCAGTCTTTGTAGATAGCAAGGTATCTACCTCTGCCTGTGATACAGCGGCACCGACGTGTTCATCGTCAATCGCCTTACCTTCACTGATTTCGGCACACACGTTGGCTATTCCTTGTTCGGGCGTTATGCGTATATCTACCTTCTCAAAGTATCTTTCCATATGCTCCTCAACTATACCTACAATGTGTATATAGTTGTTTTGCCCAGACTCCGTAAGGATTTGGTTGCCAAACTCGTCTTCATCCCATACACCGTCAAGACTAAATTCTTCAGTCAATTCACCAGCCAGTTCGCTGTAAAATCCAATCCAGTCTTCTGCTCTAATTTTAATTTTCATCGCTCAGTCTCTCCATATCTTTTTTAACAGTAGTTAATAAATGCGCAATACCTTGCAAGTGATCAGCCGTATAGCTCAACCCTTGTATACCTGCGTCACTCGCTAAACGCTCTAGCTCATAGATAGCTATTTCTAAATTATTCATTTGTCAACCTCCTCATATCTCCACTCAAACATACTGCATATTTTGTCTAGAGTGTAAGTTGCTAAATCTTCGGGACTATCTTCATAATCAACCCAACCATCATCTTGAGTATGAAAATCAATTAAGTATTTTCTTAGTTGCTCTTTGCTTGGAAATATCGTATCACTGCATACTCCTTGCAAATCAATCCTGATAACTTTGCTCATGCCTTACCCCCATTAGTTTCGTTTAAAAACTCATCACTCATCGTCACTCCCCTCGTTTACAACACGATCTACTAGCTCTGCGTCAAGAGTTTTGGCTAGGTTTTCCAGCACGTCAAGACATTGCATATACAAACTTTCAGTGCTGAATGTTGCTATCCATTCAGTCGCACTACCGTAGTCCAGATATACCTTGATCACTATTTTGTCGATTTTTATTTCTTTCTTCATGCCTTACCTCCATTAGTTTCGGCTAACATTCTGTCTAGCTCTTGGATTAACCGTTGGCGTTCCTCGTGGCGTAACGCATCAACGGGACTGGTTTCAGAGGCGGTGTTACGCCCCTGTCTGTCTTTAATTTTTAGCCCTAAGGCTACCTTGTCTTTCTTAGTTAATTTCATTATTTTTCTCCTCTAACAATTTCATTATTTTTGCGGCTCTCGCTACTAAAGAATCATGGCATTCTTCAATCTCAGCAAAACTTAAAGTAGAAAGTGAACAATGCAATTCTTCAGCCTCATTCCATGCTAAGTCTTTCTCAGTTAATGGCTTACTCATCTTTCACCTCCACCAATTCATCAATGTCCACCGCTTCTGCTATGTGAGAGCAATCTTCATCAGGCGCATAGAACTCAATGACCTTACCATTCTCATCACACAGATAGTCACCCGTTTCGATGTCCATTTTGCAATAGGTTAATTGGTAAACGATTACGTCATATTCTTTTTCTGCGTTGATTTGATCAATCCTATGTTGGATATCCGCTTCGTTACTCATCGTCATTCTCCCCCACAATAAACATCACAACCAATACTATAAATCTGGTCAGTGTCAAACCCACGCGCAAGCAAAGACACAATCTTACTGCGCTCCAACGGGGAACCCAAAAAGCCATGATGCGCAAACATTCTTTCAATTGCATCAACGTCATTGGTAAGGCGCAACGCATCAACGGCACTGGCTTCAAGGGCGGTATTATCCGCCCCAAATAAATCTAACTGCTTCATAATATATCCCCTTATTGATTAACAATTTGTTGGATTGTTTCATAGGCTAGCGTGGGTATATCATCCCCACAATAAACAGAATCATCTACCGTGCCATCGCTAAGGGTTGAATATTCTTTCTTTTCATCGTCATCTAGGTTATCCCAGAATTCTACAATGGCATCGTATTCGACCTCATAATACGCATTATCATTAACAACGGGATAGCCTGCCAGCGCGTCAAGTGATTCATTGGCCTCAGCAATAATATTCTCAGGTGCTTTCTTACTTATCATCAAGTAATCACCCCAGCCACAACCCCAGTGACTAGCGCGAAAAGTATAAACAAGATCATCTTGCGCGTGATCTTCTCTATATGGCTTAGACATCGCCATAAATTCGCGCTCTAATTCTTTAAAATTGACCTCAGATAGTAGGCCACTATCGCGCGTATGCGCGTATAAAACATAGTCACCCACGGGATTGAATCCAGCGTAGTCATCAGGCGTAAGCCATCTATTTTCGTATAGTGTCGGATAATTATCTGCTGTATTTACTATCATCGTTTAATACCCCATCTCACATTGAAAACAATCACAATCGAATTCGGTTAATCTTACGCCATGTTTACAGTACCCATGAGGTACGCCATCGCGCTTATCTAAACATGATTCGCACGTGGCAACATCGCCATACCAGTCTGTAGTACCACATTGAGTCGATACTTCCCTATGATGGTAATTGCCATCAGGTACATAATAGGTTATTTGGTTGTCGCACATATTTATGCTACCTCCTCTAATTGCATTGTTTTCGCATTGTCGATCATGTAGTTAACGGCTTTGCTGGCTAACTTACTTGCTTCATAAATGTACTTAGTATCACCTTTTAAACGTTCTAACCATGACGCTATATACTCGACGTGCTGTAATCCCTCGTAAGGTAAACCGAGCATTGAGCCAGCCATGGCACTACCTAATTCAGCAACTAACTCCTCAAAAGCATAATCTTTAGTTGCGAATGATTTGCCCTTGATGCGATTCAATCGACTACTGTGACCAGTCCAGTGTGTTAGCTCATGTAATAACGTGCTATCGTATTCGGCTTGCGTATTGAATGCGTTTACATAAGGCATTTTGATCATATCCACACTAGGGATAAAACACGCGGTATCACCGCCATGTTGCAGATTGACCTTCAATTGGTTTACTAATTCTTTTATGGCTGATTCGCTATCATGTATAGATAAATTTTCGGAAGGGTCAAAGTGTTTAATCTTTGACATATCAAGATTTTCACACTGCTCAACATTGAATACAGTGTAGGTTTTTGGCATGGGATAACTTGTTTCATTGCCAGCACTATCGGTTTTTTTCACTATTTGGAAATAAGTGATTAGTGTGCCCTTAGTGCCCTTAGGTACATAACCGCCAATTTTTACGGCTTGCTTAAACGTTAACCATTGTTGGCTTGCGTACGGTGCGCAACCTAAAATCAACCAATTGATACCGCTATATGGTCGACCACTAATTGCATTTTGTGGAACATCGCCGCCACCAATAGATTGCCATGGCTTTGACCATTTACCAGCGTTTTCTAAATTGGCTACGATAGTATCGGTTATTTCTTTGAATATTCGATCTTGATTTTTCATGTTTATCCCCTCATTGGTGGTTGTTAATGTTGATAATGATACTGTAGTTATTTGTACGGGTCAACACTTATTTAAACTATTTTGGGTACAATTGGGTACAATTGTTCACATTACCTATTTTGTAAGCCATTGATTTTACAATAATGTTCAATTGTTCACTTTTTTACGAAATTGGAAGGTAAAATAATAGGCGGCCAGTACCCATGAACATTAGTGTATTTTCAAAAAAATCGAAGTAAAAATTTAAATTAGTGAACATTATAAAATACTTATATAAATAGTATAATAATAATACAAAATATAATACGTTTAGATAGTTGCTGATAGCTAAAATAGCGCGTGTATTTTGTTCACTATGATAGTGAACATTTAGGAACATTATGGAACATTATGGAACATTGCAATGGTCGAGGCGCAACGCATCTACGGAACTGGTTTCAATGGCGGTTTTCCGCCAGGCATAAAAAAGCCCAGGCATCGTGTTGACTGCCTGGGCGCGGGTTTAACTATATTGTAGTTGTAATTGGAACTCACTGCGATAGTGGTCGGATAACTCCTGGTAATTAATATCACCCAGGTCAATAAAATCTAACCACATATTTTTAAGTGAGTATGTTTCACTTATTGTTGAAGTGAAATGGTAATATAGATCCTGAACAAAAGTTTCCAAAGAGTCTGGCGACATATCGTTAAATCCAAACTCGCTAATATCATCACCTAGCCATAGGTTAATCAACCAGGTTTCTCTATTCGTCCAACCGTTATAATCACTCATAATATTCACCTCTTGGGTACGTGTAACCAGGCGACTCCTGATTACTTGTGATAACTATAGATAACTATGAATAGCTTGTCAAGTGTTATTTTTATTCCTGGCCAGCCTGGGGCGCAACGCATCTACGGAACTGGTTTCAAAAGCGTAGGTACGCCAGAAACAAAAA